GATCAATTCATTGATAAAGTAACACAAAATGGTATAGATCCAAGTTTAGTTGATGTAAAATATCACGTTGGTGCAGGAGTATATGCAAGTGTTCGTGTCAAACTTGCACCACTTCCACCTGCATACTATGAGATTGATACGCAAAATAAAAGTAGTAATCAAGTTGATGAAGTATCAGCAGCAGCGATGGGCCATGCAGCAGAACGCGAGTTTGCGAATCAAGATTTCGCAGCACCAGCACAGCGTCATCAACCGTCACTACAAAATAGTCAAGCACAGCGTAAAGTGTATATTGTGATGAAGGGTTCAAACAAAAAAGTTGGGCAAGCATATACTAACTTTCAAGATGCTCAACGCGCACGAGCAAAAATGCCTAACCCAGAACAGTATAGCATGATTAAGGAAGATGGAACCCCTATATCTGAGAAAAAGATCATGGAGCTGAGCAAAAATAAGGTGGGGGCAAACACTAAGAAAACAAACGAAAGTAAATCACGCCGCGCATTTAAAGTAATAGCAGAGGGCGCGGAGTTCAATGTGTCTGATTCAGGTCTAGCAAGAGTGTTGAAGCGGTTTCCACATGAAGTGAAAGTTTTCAAAGATGGTGGTGATTTAGGTGACGCATTGTATGACGCATTATACGACCACTATAGCAGCACTGGTGAAATGCCGTATGGCACGATGAAAGCTCGTGATGGTGATCCATATGAGTGGGTATCGCAGCAACTAGATCGTGATATATCTTACGACACTGGGTTGACTGAAGGCTCTGGTGTAAACTCTGACATTGAAGGTATACTTAAAAAATATCCTTACGAAGCAAGACAGTTCCGTGAGTTTGGCGAGTTAGATGACAACGAAATGTATCAAGAGTTGTTCGACCATTATTTGAATTCTGGTGAAATGCCTTACGGTGTAGCCAAGGCCCGCACTGGTGACCCAGTTCAATGGGTCGCTAATAGACTAGAAAAAGATATTGGATTAGATGATGACGATGATGACGGGTATATAGACTCAGCCAGAGAGTTATCAAGCCACGAAGACTATGCCCCTCCAATGGAAGGCATGGGTGGTGATGTAATGCCTCTTGAGAGCGTTGGTGACAATTTTGACAATGACTATAGCGATGGTAATTTTAAGAATGATGGCTACGAGATGGGAAAGCATGAAGAAGATGAAGAAGATGATGAAGATGATGATTTTACTGATTATACGATGCGTCAAGGTGAAATGGGTAACCCAGACCGCAATAGAGGAGTGGACGAGAGCATGCTAATGGATGATCAAGAGCAAGCCGTTACTCATAAGTTGTCTAGTTTGGGATATGACGAAGGGTTAGACTTCTTCTTTGAAAATGGCGAGTTGACAGTAATTGGTAAATCAACAGCTATAGCTATTGTTAATGCGTTAAAAGCAGATAGTGGCATTAATGGGGCTCCAAGTATTTCTGGCATAGATGGTGAAGAAATTCATATCTCCTTTAACTCAGATTTAGGTGAAGGCTTGGCAGACGATTTTGCGGCAATGGCTAATAACATGAAAAATAAAGATGGCTCTCAAAGATTTCATGCTAGGGTGGTAACACCCGATCAAAAGCGTCAAGAACGCGCAGAGTTAGACGCCAAGCGTGCGGCAGACGCAGCGGCAAGGCCACCAGTTGCTCCAGGTCCAGACACAACTAATAATGGTAGCTTTGGTGACACCCGCGGCTACGGCCAAGGACGCTATATGGGCGATAGCAAAATCAATAAGGGCAATATGTTAAACGAAGACGCAAATATGAATCTCAATGTTTCTGGCACAGACGATGTGTTGGCAGTGTTGCGTAAGTTGAGCGGATTGCCTGGTGATGAAACTGCTACAGAGGTGAGTCCTGATGTTAGTGTAGATGACTTTAGTGATGATGCCACCAGTGTTGATGACATAAATCAAGAACCATCAATGCGTGGCATGATGGACATGATGTCTGCTGAACCTGAGTTAGAAGTTGTCCCAGAGTTAGCTGCTGATGCTGCTGCTCCTGAAGTTGAGGTAGAAGAAGAATACGCAAACGAACCTGACGAAACCTTGCTTCCAGGTTACGGTAGTGCTCGCGGTGACAAAGACGGGCAGGGTCGTTCTTACAAGATGACTAGCCCGGGCAACAACCCAATGGCAGAAACTCGTAGCCTAATGCGTCAATACAAGGGGATGCTATCAAGCATTAAAAAATAATGAAAACATTCAAAGAATATTTGCCAGAGTCGTTTCTTACTGAACTTGGTGCTGGGCCCAATGATTCCATTAGCCCAGTGTCTGGTGCTGAATCTAATGGCTACCCAGACCCTGCTGAAAGTGAATTTGGTAACAGAGAGTTAAGCGTTGGTGATCCAGTCATCATCACTGGTAATGTTGAGTTCTCTGGTAAGACTGGTGATGTAGATGATTTTGGAAGAGATAAACATTTCGTTATCGTAAAGCTCTACAATCATGGCAAACACAGTTTTCATGCGTCAAATGTAGCCTACAACGATTACGCTGATGAAGAGAATGAGGGCGACGATGACACAGATGAAGACGATCGCGCCCTTTACGATTTGCGGAAACTAAGCGGGTATTAAAAACATGTTTCTTGAACCTGGCGACAACCCCGATGACTACCCTGTATACCCTGAAGATGATGGGTATGACAGTTACAAAAATCCTTTCTCACCTGTGGTTACCTACTAACTAAAATGGCAAAATCTTTAGATGGCGTCCTAATAAAATCAGCACACAAACCTGAGTATTATTCTCAGGAGCAAATGGCTGAGTTTTTGCAATGTGCTGATCCAGTAACCGGACCATCGTATTTTCTAGAAAAATACTTTTATATTCAGCATCCCGTCAAAGGTAAACTATTATATGAGCCATACGATTATCAACGAAACCTGGTAAAGTCCTACAACGATTACCGATTTTCTATTAACCTACTTTCTAGACAATTAGGAAAGTGTTTGGAAGGTGACTCATCTAGGATAAATATTCGAAACAAGCAAGGTGAAGAATATGAAATCCCAATTGGAAAATTTTACGAATATCAGCAAGCTAAACGAGATGGAACAGATATCCCCGATATCTCGTGCTACAAAAAAAATGTAAGCATTGCAGCGTGGAGTTTACCCCCTTCGTCGAACAGGCAGGTATATTGCTCATCTATCTGTAAAAATGCTGCGAAGAATGTATAACCTTTCTGACAACATAACTCGTAAATTCACTGATGTAGTGGATATAAGTGATGACGGTTGGGAAGTCATGACCGACACTGGGTATGAACCTATATCCGATATAAAGCAAACAGAAGAATATGAAATATGGGAAATGATGCTGGTAGATGGCACTGTATTACGCTGTGCAGATAACCATATTTTATTTGATGAAAATTTTCAAGAGATTTTCGTATGCAGTTTGAAATCTGGCGACTGTATCCAAACACAGAGTGGGCCACAAATAGTCGAGCATGTCATAAACACGCATCACTTAGTGAATATGTATGATTTGGGAGTAAACTCTAATAATCACAGGTTTTATAGCAATGGAATTTTAAGTCATAATACTACAACCGCCGCAGGATATCTGCTGTGGTTTGCCATGTTTAAGCCTGACAGCACTATTTTAGTGGCAGCCCATAAGTATGCTGGCGCCCAAGAAATCATGCAGCGTATTAGATACGCATACGAGTCTACACCGAACCATATTCGTGCTGGGGTAACAAGTTATAACAAAGGCAGCATAGAGTTTGAGAACGGCTCTAGAATTATTTCAACCGCAACAACTGAAAACACCGGGCGTGGTTTGTCTATTACCTTACTTTACCTCGATGAGTTTGCGTTTGTGAGGAATACCATTGCGCAGGAATTTTGGACTTCTATTTCGCCAACCTTGTCTACCGGTGGTAAAGCAATTATTACCTCTACTCCAAACTCTGACGAAGATCAGTTTTGGCAACTTTGGTTAGAAGCAAACAAGACAGTAGATGAGTTTGGCAATGAAACTGGCATAGGTAGGAACGGGTTTAAAGCGTTTACTGCATTGTGGAACGAACATCCAGACAGAGATCAAAAGTGGGCCGACGATGAGTTAGGTAGAATAGGATCTGAAAAGTTTAGCCGGGAGCATTTGTGCCTCGCGCAAACTACACTGATAGATCTATTAGACTCCGCTGGAAATAATATTAGTATGTCAATTTCAGAATTGTTTAATTTGGCATAAATAACTATATTAGAGAACATAACTTATGCGCGCTATTTACGAAGAGTCAAAAATAGATAACCACCTTTACTGCCGCGCCAATGGGCAGTTTACTCGACATTTGCGAGAATACAACCTATCGTATCAAGATTATTACGAAAAATACATAACTGGTATTGCACCTACATGCAGGTGTGGTAATAAATTAACCTTTTACCAACGCAATAATTCATATGCAAAAAGTTGTGGAGCAGATGCATGTGTTGGCAAATCGATAAGTGCATCCAAGCAGAGCAGTCCATTGGAAATCAAACAACAGCAATCAAAAAATTATAGTGCTGCACACGCAAACAAAACTACTGAGCAACTAGCATTTGAACATGAAAAAAGAAAAGCAACATGCTTATCAAAATATGGTGTTTCAGCAGTAACACAATCCGAAGAGTTTAAGAAAAAAGCTAAATCGTCAAAACTTGCAAAATACGGAAATGAATATTATTCTGGATGGGAAGCCTCGTCTCGAAAAAATAGAGAGAAAACTGAGTTAGAGCAAATCGCAATAAACGATAAACGAAGAGCAACTAATTTGTTAAAATTTGGTGTGCAGTGTTCTTTTTTGCGGCCCGGTGTATTATCGAAAGCAGCAAAAAGCAATGCTACTGGCAAGGATTTTACTCTACCATCTGGTAAAGTAATTGGACTTCGCGGTTATGAACATTTAGTAGTAACACAGTTATTGCAGAAATACTCTGAAACAGAATTGATATTGCATGATCAGTATACGAGTTATCAATTGCCGACATTTTCATATATTGACAATAGGCGGCACCATTTAAAATATTATCCGGACATATTTATACCTTCTGAGAATAAGATAATTGAAGTCAAAGCAAGATGGTGGTGGGACGGTAATGGTGAACCTAAATATACTACACGATTTGAAAATAATTTAAAAAAACGAGCAGCAGTATTAGAAAAAGGGTTTCTATACGAAGTTTGGCTCTTTGAGTCTAAACAAAACTACAAAGTATTAACAAATGACTCAGATTTTTAAACCTAATATACATGGTTTTAAGGTTTTGACCCCGACTGGGTATCAAAACTTTACTGGGGTATCGCTAATGGGGTATCGCGCAACTATTAAACTTATTTTTGAGGATAATAAATTTATTGAGTGTACATCTGATCACAAAATTTATATTACACCAATAAAAGCAAAGCAAGCATGCAGAATTAAAATAGGTGAAACTGTGCAAACTAAAAGTGGTCCATTGCAGTTGATTAGCAAGCAAAAGTGTAATAAAAAAGTTCCAGTGTATGATTTGATTGGAGTAGACAACGGGGCTAGATTTTATGCGAATTCTATATTAGTTTCTAATTGTCAGCCTATTATCTTTGAAGAAACACTGATCAACGCAATGACATTGTCTAAGCTATCTGCTATAGATCCAGTGGATAAGTTAGGGCAAGTGCGATGGTATAAAAAACCTTCTCGTGGTAATACTTATGCCATTGGGATGGACCCAAGTTTAGGCACTGGTGGTGATTACTCTGCTATTGAGATTTATGAGCTACCTTCCTTTGAGCAAGTAGGAGAGTGGCAGCACAATAAAACCCCCATTCAAGGGCAAGTTAGAATATTGCGTGACATTATAAAATACATATACGATATTATCGGAACTGAAAACGATATTTACTACAGCATAGAGAACAATGGAGTTGGTGAAGCCACTCTAATGTCAATATCTGAAGTTGGTGAACAAAATATCAAAGGTATTTTCTTATCTGAAGGTGGTAAGAGCAGAAAAGGGTTTACCACTACACACAAATCTAAACTTACAGCATGCGCTAAGTTCAAGCAACTGATTGAAATGGGTAGATTAAAGATTAACAGCAAGAACTTGATCAGTGAGTTGAAGACGTTTGTTCGTGCAAACTTATCGTATGCGGCTAGAGTGGGGGATACAGATGATTTAGTATCCGCCTCACTCTTAGTAATACGCATAATGCAAACGCTTCAAAATTATAATTCTGAAATAGATAATCAAATGCGAGCTAACGACGATTTTGTCGCTCCTTTGCCATTCATTATGATTTAAAAAACAGATAAATAAGTAATACATCTGGAACTTTTATGCTTGACATTGACAAAATCGCAGCTTCATTATTTGAAAAAATACGCTCAAAGTTTGAGAATGTAAGTGTTGGCGACGAAAAAGCTAAAGCAACCACTGTGCCTGGTAAAGCAAGGTTTTTCAACTTTGACTATATAAGCAGTGATAATGCCAACTTTGGCAATATCAGTATCTCCATAGTTGACACAAAAGCACTTAAAGTGACTTACAGCCGCAGTATAAGCTCAGAATTAGACGACACACAAAAGCAAGAGTGGTATGATTTTCTTCGTGACCTTAGAATGTTCGCAAAACGTAATATGATGAGTTTCGTCCCACATGACATTAGTAGAAAAGGGCTTGGGTTAAAAGATTTGAAACAAATGTCTGACGAACACACCCCAGACGCTGCTGCATCAGTTTCAGAAAGCAAGTTATATGGTTCTACTAAGACAAGTTATGAATCAGTAGCACCTGGCACACGGCTTATTATCCGTCATTCAGCATCAGTTGACGAATCAGTTCATGGTGCTCGCAGCCGCAAGATACAATCTGTGTATGTAGAGGACGCTGAAGGGCAAAGGTTTAAAATGCCTACGAACAACTTAGCTGGGGCAAGGGCTATTGGGCAACACATTGCTCACGGCGGGCAAATATACGACGATTTTGGAAAACATACAAGCGGTCTTGTTCAAGAAATGGCAAAAATTAAAAAGTTTATCCAAGGCTCACGCAATAAAACGTTTGAAGATCATGAAGCATCAGAAATGGTAAACGCCGCCAAAGAACGGTATCACGAAATACACCGCATCCTTCATCACATTAAAGGGCCACGCGGATATGCCATGTATAAAGAATCGTGGACGCCTGGGCCCGAGTTAGATGATCAAGGCGATGTAGACATGGAATCATTGCGTGGAAAGTTTACGCAGAAAAAGTTTGATGACAGACTGGAAGAAGCACTTCCTTTCGTGTATCAAGCATACTCAAAATCAAAAGGTAAAAATATGCCGCAAATAACAACTGCTATAGATAAACAGGTAAACGAGTTTGCTCAAGTCTTGAGCAATCTTGAAGAAGGAACATGGGCATTGCCCAAGGATGAGCTTGAAATACAAAAACTTCAAGAACTAATGGCTAGCCCACTAATCGCAGGAATTGACGGAAACGATGCGTCCGCGGCATTATATGACATCTTGGGTGACGACATGCTATTTGATCATATTTACGATGCGTCAAAAGGTAGTCCAGAAATGGACGTTCGCCCAGTAGTGTATGACTGGTTGATGAAAAACATGCCAAGCGTTGGTGCGAAGATTGACGCTGAACTCAAGGGTGGCGGCGATGGTGATGATCCTGCAGCTGAAGAACCAGCACCAGATTCTGGCGAACAGCCACCACAACAACCAACGGAATCAGCAGTAAATCATAATAGTATGTTGGTTGACTTACGCAGATTATCTGGGATAAACTAAATAAATATATATTGGAGAACAAAAATGGCAGCAACAAACACAAAACTGACAGGCGCGGAATTTTTCCGCAAATATTCAGATATTATCAAAGAAGCTGAAGAACAGGTTGATGAGGCAGTGCGCGTATTTCCTGGCGGTTCTGACCAACCGGCACCAGCAAAAGGGTCAAGACCAACCGCTGATTATGAAAGAACCTCACTTGCTAGTCAAGTAAAACAAAATAGATCAAATAATCGCCAAGCAGATCCATCACGTATTAGCGGTACAGTTGGTCCTACTAAAGGTGCATCATCAAGTCAATGGGCGCGTCAAGATCAACCCGGCACTGCATCAAATAATGCACGGGCATTTAGCGGTCAGAAATAAGAACAACCCTCGGGATGGGAAGTAGATTGGGCGATTTCGGTCGCCCTTTCTTTTGGCTAAAATAAATGGTGAAATTACACTGATTTATTAGTCTTTTGTGTTGCGAAAGGATAAATATCTTTGTTACAATGACTTCATGCCGAAGATATTGTATCTAAGCAAACTTGAGACCATCTCTTATTTAATAAAGGAAAAACTATTATGGCAACAACTCTCGCTCAAATCCGGGCAAAACTCCAAGAACAAGAAGCAAAAGCATCTGGCTCCAAACCTGGCGTCTTTGGTGACGGCGCAACATACGCACATTGGAATATCAATGAAGGTGACATCGCACGTCTGCGATTCCTACCTGACGCTGACCCATCTAACAATTTTTTCTGGGTTGAAAAGGCAATGATTAAACTGGAATTCAATGGCATCATTGGACAGCCAGAATCAAAGAAAGTAATGGTACAGGTTCCTTGTATTGAAATGTGGCCAGACATGGGTCCGTGCCCAATCTTGTCGGAAGTACGTCCGTGGTTCAAGGATAAATCTCTTGAAGAACTGGGTCGTAAATATTGGAAAAAGCGTTCTTACTTGTTCCAAGGCTTTGTGCGTGAAAATCCTATAAAGGA